TAACCGAGAAGGATTACTTTATTTACGCTCATAATTATACTATTTGATTATATTTTTCTGCTATTATCCTGAATCTTTCCGGATCGATCAACTTTGTAACAAATGCATTGAAAGCCTCTGTTGCTCTTTCAGTGTTACCTAAAGTATCACTGTTACCTGACATAGATACCGCCAGTTTTATATCCTCTCTCATAATATTTATTTCTTCTTAAACATGATCCTTCCCATGAAGGCTCGGTTAATACTATTCCCCAAGATCGGGTATAGGCATCCAATGGGTAACACAAATTTTATAGGAAATCGCATTTGAAAACCCCTAAATCTTCAGTTTAGGGGATGAAAAATGCGGGATAGCGGAGCTATCCTTGGTTTTCAATATATCTTCTGATAGTCTCATGACTGACATTCCCGACTGATGACACAAAGTAGCCATCAGTCCAAAAGGTATTCTCTCTGTAAAACATATGCCTGAGGTAGTTCTCATGCCTTTTCCAAATGGCAGTTGTAGACATTTGCTTGAGCCTTCTAACAATTTGCAGCGGCGAGAGTTTGGGTTCGCTGCGTATCATCATGTGTATATGGTCCTTGTCGGTTTCCATAACTTCAATGTCAAAGTCGGACAAGTCTGATATGTGCTGCATGATTTGCTTCATGTCATATTCCACTGCCCCGACAAGCAGCTTTTTCCTGTATTTGCACACGAATATCACATGGTACTTGATGAGAAACTTCGAGTGATTTTTTGAAATGTATTCTTTCTGTATCATGGTCTCGTTTTAAATCATTAAATTTGCCGTATGTTGAGAGCATACAAATATAGAATCTATCCGACCGATGAACAGAAAGTTTTGTTCGCAAAGACTTTCGGTTGCTGTCGTTTTGTCTATAATTGGGCATTGAACCTTAAAATCACGGCATACAAGGAACGTAAGGAAACACTTGGCAACGTGTATCTGACCAATCTGATGAAAAGTGAGTTGAAAGCGGAACACGAGTGGCTCTCCGAGGTCAATTCCCAGTCCTTGCAGAGCGCGTTGCGCAATCTCGACACTGCCTATACCAACTTTTTCCGCAACACAACGGCGGTCGGCTTTCCACGTTTCAAGTCACGAAAGGACAGACAGAGTTTCCTTTGTCCGCAGCATTGCCGTGTAGATTTTACCGATGGTACGATTACCGTCCCCAAGGCAAAGGATATTCCGGCCGTGCTGCATCGCAAATTCAAGGGAACGGTAAAAACCGTTACGGTCAGCATGACTCCTTCCGGAAAATATTATGCCTCGGTGTTGGTGGACACTTCCATGCAGGAAATACAACCTCTTGAACCCGTACTTAGGACATCATTGGGAATAGACCTCGGCATCAAGTCCCTTGCGGTATGCTCCGATGGTCGCACCTTTGAAAATCCGAAGAACTTGCAGAAAAATCTTGACCGTCTTGCCGTGCTTCAGAAACGTCTGAGCCGCAAGCGGAAAGGCTCTGAAAACCGCAACAAGGCCCGTGTGAAAGTAGCGCGGTTACAAGAGCGCATTGCCAACTGCCGTAGAGATAACCTCCACAAAATCACCCATGCGCTCACGCACGACAACCAAGTGCGTACCATCTGCATGGAGGACTTGAACGTGAAGGGAATGCAACGTAACCATCATTTGGCCGGATCCGTAGGGGACGCGTCTTTCGGGATGTTCCTCACGTTGCTTGAATACAAGTGCAGGTGGTATGGCGTGAACCTTGTCAAGATAGACCGTTTCGCTCCAAGCTCGAAAACTTGCCGCAAATGTGGCTGCGTGTACAAAGGATTGAAACTTAGCGAGCGCAGTTGGACTTGCCCGGAATGTGGCGCACATCACGACCGGGACTTCAACGCAGCCTGCAATATCAAAGAATTTGGCTTGAAAGCCCTACCCACGGAGCGTGGGAAAGTCAAGCCTGTGGACTGTCCTCTTGTGGATGACCGACCTCGTGTCCTAAAAAGCAACGGCAGGAAGAAGCAGGAAAAGAGAGGAGGTATTGGTATCTCCGAAGCCGCTAAGTCTTTAGCTTAGCGGTAGTTCACTCGTGCAAATTTGATTCATATTATAATTCGTTGTTAAAATATTCCTTACATTTAAAACTTTTTCTCGGAGGGGATGGTTACCTAGCTTGGATAACTACCGCATAGTGCAATATCTTTGTTCATGGTTACCAGTCCTCCAAATCTTCCCTTGTATAGGAATCGTTTGTGTCATCTTCATCGATATAACTATCACAATAGTCCAATAGGTTGTACGAATTCTTACTGTGTAGGCACTCGTTCCTGAGCGCACAATTCATACAGCACCATTCATCGCTTATTCTCATCATCTTACCCCTCCTGTATTATGACATCCCCATCCTTATCCGTGAACACTTCCACTAAATCGTAGTAATATTGATCGTCGGACGTGCGTATCATTACCTCCGCTTCCGGGTCTTGCTCTTGGAGAAGAGCAATCAATTCTTTATTTCTCATTGTTTACCTCCTTTTTATCCATATCCTTCAAATCAATCAAGAAAGCGGCGATAGAGGATGCGTAATAGAGAGCCTTTTCTCTATCTTCTTTCGTGCGAAACAGATTGTCCTTGGCCGTATCTCTCCAGAGAGAGAGCTGACCTTCCCATTTGTCGATTAGTTGTTGGTATGTCATTCCTTGCCTCCTTTCAGTAATTCCGGGTTGTCGTAGATATTGCCTATCACAAATAATTCCCCTGCTAAGAATCCAAGAGGTGTAATATACACGAGGTCTTTGTTTTTCAACCACCAAGCACCTCGTTCGTTATTCCAGCATACACTATAGTTACGTAGTCCATTGTTCAACGTATCCCCTTCAAAGATTTCCTTGCCATCCTTGTCAAAAAGTCCGGTAAACTGGCCTACTGTTCTATCATCGACCGGGTATCCTGAAATTGTAATCCTATCATATAGTTCTGTACTAGAAAGACCTTTATCTTGTTTAAGATCACCAAATACCCATACAGAGTCACCGACTCGTTTTCCCCTAAATTTTATTATTCTCATATCAAAACAATGTTTTCTCAATCTCGTAATTGTAAACCAAAACCTCCGTACTCTCCCTTATCCGAGAGTGAACGGCCGTATGAGTGGTGACTTTTACTTCCTTATGGTTCCATTTGTTTTCATTGACAAAGGAGCGTAAGGTGTCAGTCCAGTAATTGCTGAGAATGAATTTACCATTGATCCTAGACAAAAGATCTAGCAGATCCGCAAGGTCATTCTCCCCATAACCATAATAATGACCTTGAACCGCCCCGGGATAAGGAGGATCAAGATAAAATAACGTATCAACGCTATCCCTGTTCTTGATAACTTTCAACGCGTCCCTACAGGAAATCTGCACCTCTGATAGGCGATCGTACAATTTCTCGTTGAACTCCTCACGCTTATTCCTGAAAACCTTCCCGAAGTGTGTCCCGGCGGTACCGTTACAGAATTTCCATCCTCCATACAAGCTGCCGGCGTGGCACTCATTTGCCATGATCCATACGGCCCAAGCCTTGTCTACATCCGAGACCTCAGATCGTCCTCGATAAATGTTCCTAGCCCTAATGTAGTCAGACTCGGAGTGTAGCGATAACCGGATTCTCTCACGTAACTCCTTAAATTTGGAAGATTGGCAAACCTTGAAAAAGTTTATCAACAAGTCGTTCTTGTCATTGATCACTTCTATGCCTGCTTTAGGCTTCGCAAAAAATACCGCTCCTCCTCCAAAGAATGGCTCGCAATATATCTTATGCCTAGGCATCATTGATACAATGCGTTCGGACAAGTTTTGCTTGCCTCCATAATATGTGATTGGTGTTCTCATGCCACTAATGATTTTAATTCGATTAACTTTCTTGCCAAAGCCTCACATAAAGCTTTAGCCATGCCGACTTCGACGGCGTTTCCGATATATTTCTTTTGCTCCGCTTGCGTACCGATCAACTTGTAGTTCTCCGGGAATCCCATGATCCGTTTCAACTCGGGAATCTTGAGCATTCGCATCATGATATCCACTATCTGATACATGGCCATGAACTCCTTTATCTTGACTATGATCGGGATATCTGTTTCGTAAATCTCAATATAAATATTACCGGCATCATCCATCTTTACAAAGTCAGGCACAGCATCAAGATTGGATACAGTCTTGGGACTAACCAAGTGAGGTGGTCGCTTGTCCATTCGGGCAATCAATGTAAAACAAGGGTTATCGATCGAACTTCCCGAAGATGCAAATTGTGGATTCATCAGGTAGTGCCATTTCCGATTAGCTGTTATTACCGGAGCTGGCTCATTGACTCCGCTACCGACATTGTTGAAATTGGTATTCATCACCCACGGACGACAGCTCACCAGATTATATTTGGGATTGGCTGTTATCGCCCCTAATGGGCGGTCGGTTCCGGTCGGTTTGCTTTGCCCGAATTGCTGATCCATGAACTGGCATGAGACTAGCCGCTGTTTAGGGTTCGCCAATATAGCCGGAGCGGGATGGTTGATATCGGAATGCTGACCACCGCCGGAATAGTAGTTCATGATGAACGGAGTTACAAGCGATAACCGGTCTTTCGTTAGTAATGTCGGGCATGGGGCATGAATATCCTTGCCAGCATCCTTGAAATTGTACGAACAAAGGAACCTCGTGCTTACCAGCGAATGATTATCCTTGCACTTGATCGTATGCGCCGGCCCCGTGATAGGGATATTCTTACTGTCCGGGTGTCCACTATAGTACTTTGATAGAAATCGGCAGCCAACCTTAGCGAATCTGTTGTTTGTAGTGAGTACACCACAAGGCTCATCTAATGACTTGCATGTATCTTTAGGTCTAACAGTGTTATATCTTGAGAGAAATGCATCTTTACCTCCTCCAACAAAACGCACAAGTCCGGCATAGACCCGCTCGAACGTTTTCGGGGAAAGAGGCTTTTTCCGTGTGAATATACTCGTCCCCTCGTCTTCTAGGTCTAGAACGTCTTTAACAGGTTTCCACTTTTGTAGATGGCCGAATAAGGTTTGTTCACCATCTTTGCAATGCGTAGGCTCCGGCCAGACAATCGGCATATCCTTTTTAGCGAACTGTCCAAAGAAACGTTTTCGAGAAGTGTAAGCACCAAAGTCGGCAGCGTTCAATATCCGGTGGTCGAAATCATAGACTTTATCTAATAGGTTTCCCCTTCGGAAAGTATCAAATAACTCATCGTGTCTTTCTTGCTGATACCCACGACATGGCAAATATCCATATTGTACCCGTTCTATCCAACGTAAATACAACCGGCCTTTGTCTTTCGATATCGGTTTCCCATTTTCATCCAAGTCTCCCCAGCACATAAATTCTTCCACATTCTCAATCTGTATCAAGTCCGGATTGATCTCTTCGATGTACCGGAAAAGATGATCGGCTAATGTCCGGCTATCCGGATCTCTCGCCTGTCCTCCCTTTGCTTTGGAGAAGTTAGTACATTCCAATGAGGCCCATAGCACAAACCTCGCATTGGGATTCCGGAACTTGATCTTCTTGATCAGATTAACGATCGGTGCCAAATCAAGCGTACGCATATCCTCCGTGAAATGGAGGGCGTAAGGATGGTTAGCCATGTGGCTGGCGATAGCGTTCTTATCGTGGTTGACGCAGGCTATAACCTTCGCAATAGAACCACTTCCTATATTCGCCTGTTCCACGCCGGTGGACGTTCCACCGGCCCCACAAAACAGGTCAATATAGTAAAGATCCACGTTATCCTTCTTATGCAATTCCGCAAGGTGATGCAAGAGAATGATCGTCTTGAATAATGCTTCAGTATGTGTCATGACCTGTCAATCTTTATGAAGATCACGCTTTCTCCATCTGGCCTCTTGTGCGCCATGCAAGCGCTGGAGTACCTGCACTCTTCTATACCTCCTCCATCATCACGAAAGGAGCATCCTACACAAACGTTTCCTTTAGTATTTCCTTGCGGTAGAAACTCTATCGCAGCATAATATAATCTACCGATCTTGACCAAATGGCCCAAAGGGACATCCCTTAATTCGTTTACTTTTTCCATTGCTTTTTTGATTTTTCTTCCATTTTTGATATTCATCCCAAGTTAGTCCGATGCTTTCCTTCGCTTGGACACGAGGACGAAAAGCATCAGCTGCCTTAATAGCCTCGTTTTGCGCCTGAGTGTCCCTATGGATGTCATACTTTGCCATCCAATTCATTATGACCTCGCCGTCTATACGGCCAAAGACTTGTCCGAAATAACCTTTCTTGGCCATTTTGAAAAAGAGCTTGAAGTCCTCCGGTTTATAATGTGGGTATTCTTCACGAACAAGATCTATAGTATCTTTAATTTGAACGGGGTCCATCGTTCCATTAGTTGAGTAGAAATTCACGAATTGCTCAAACCATGTGTACATTAGCGAGTTTACGAAGATGTCATCATAAGTCATCGATAATTCCACGATAGAAGGCGAGATCGATTTAAAGACATCAATCGCCGTCTTTGGATTTATACTGTTCCAGTACGGCTCTGGCGAATTGGCCCACAGTTTCACGGCTTGCGGCTTTGTTTCCGGTAGACTTGGTAAAAGATCCAAATCCGGCCTTTGGTATCGTGCTACTTGATTTTCCATTGAATTTTTCCTTATTAAACCATGTGGCAAGTCTTTTAGCGACCTCCCATGTTTTATTCGTTTCAAATCTCATCTTAGTTTCTGACTTATTGAGTTCAGACCAGTAATCAAAGAAAGCCCGGATCATTTCCTTCCCGTATCGTTCCACATAAGGAACCAGAGAATTATAAAATTCATCCCTCCGTTTGAGCGTAGCGGCTTTAGCTGCGGCAAGTTTCTTTGCTTGTTCGGCTTTCTTTGCCTCTACGCTAGTAGAGGTTTCTTTAGGTTTACTATTATCTACTTCTTCTCTAATCTCTTCTTGCGATAGTTGGGCGATTGGGTGGCTATCGGGTGGCGATTGGGTGGCGAAAGAATTATTATCAGGTGGCGATTGAGACGCAGACCTATTCGAACCATTTTTCCACCTCTTTTCATTTCCTCGTTTACCGGCATCAGAAAGTTTTGCTCTTTTTTCGTCCAATGGCTGCATACGTGTATTTAGAGATTCGGAGTAGAAACACTCACCATTATTGGTGAAGGCAAATAACCCGAAGTCATTTATTACACTTTTTAGAATTGCGGCATCAGCACGTAAATCAAAAGCCAAAACATTATAATCGGCTTTTAGAGTATAATTTTTGCTTTCTCTTAATTTTTCTATCAACGCCCAGTATAACCCGTATCCTTCCCATTTATGCTTTATACGTAAAGCGATAATTTTATCATCGCTTCTTGCATCACTATCATGTGGAAAGTAGTTTTTCATGTTTATCTATTTTATATAAATAGCCTTTGAATTAAGCGTCTTAGTAATTCCAATCTTACCAGAAACAAAAAGCTCATTAAGTTCTTTTCTCGCCTCTGCATGGATTGTGTTCATTAACTCCACTTCCGGCACATGATCCGGTGTTGTCTTTTCCAATCGTCTCTTTTCTTGAAGGCGATTAATTATGCTTAGTATGTCCATATCAAAAATATACGTTAGTTAATTGTCTGCTTTTTGAATATACCGCCCATTTACCATTACCTCCATCAACCAACTTTAGGTCTTTCACTTCCCCAAATCGTTTGATATTTCCACATAGGTCAACAATCCAACCTGATTCTTTAGACGAATGCGGACGAATTGCCCGGCCGACTATTTGGTACCACATCGCCAATGACATCGTAGGACGCGCCATAACGACCGTATCAAGTTCTGGATAATCGAAACCGGTCGTGAGTACCCCAACATTAGCGACAACTGGTATCCGGCCAGACTTGAAAGCCTCAAGTATTTGTTCTCGTTCTTTCTTTGGAGTTTCGCCCGAAACGATAGCACAGCAAGGAATTGACCAAGTCAACTTCTCTGCCTCTTTCAAGAACCGGGTAAAAACAAGAATGCCTTTCCGTTTTCCACCTTGTTTCGGATTAAGTAGTCGTTGGACAATATGGACAACATAACTGTAGAAGTCTATTCGCTCATACTCTCTTTGTACTGATTTATCGGTATAGTCGGCACCGGTAGTATTTACTTTCAAGTTAAGTTCGTTCCATCCTACCGGATTCATTGAATAGTAATTTAGTTTTGTCAGATATCCCATATCAAGTAAGGTAGAAACCTGCACATGATAGATTACATCCTTGAATATAGCCGGACGTGTTCGGGTAATGAATTTCAGCATAGAACCAAACTCTTGCGAACTACTTAATCGATATGGCGTTGCCGTTAAACCAAGAACCTTGCATTTGAGAAGTTCTAAGAATGTCTTATACATCCCTTCTTTAGGATTTACCAAGTGACACTCATCTATAATGATAGACTGGAAATGAGAAAACAAATCCGGATGATTTATTACACTACCGATCGTGGCGAATGTGATCCTTGATATTTCTTTTCTTCCAAAAGAAGCTGAATATATCGAACAATCTAAGATGCCGTAAGAACATAGCTTCTTGAAATTTTGCTCGAGTATTTCCTTGCTGGGCTGAAACACTAAGGTGTGCCCGTCAAGCCTTGCAGCAATGTCGGCTATAATAAGTGACTTCCCTGATCCTGTAGGAAGAACCATGATAGCATTCGTCTTCTTCGCCTTGTTGTTAAAGAAGGAAACAGCTGCATCAGAGGCTTTCTGTTGATAATCTCGCAATACATAACTCATAATCCTCTCTCCTTTTTAAGCTTCTTATTAAGCGCCTTGTAATACTTGATTAATTGCTCGTACTCAAAATCGGTAAACTTCCGGCTAATACCCTGCTTTGCTTCGAGTAGGACAACTCTCTGTTCACCATACTTGGCAATCAATCCTTTGCGGTAATTCTGAATATTACCCTCCATGAAGCGGTTACAGTGCCGACATTGAGCGTTACAGTTCATTTCATCGAAACGGGTACTCATATGCTGTCGATTTATGTAATGCCCGTTATCTGCCTGCTCAAACGGTTTAATCTGTCCACATGAGATACATTTAAAATATCCGTTCGGCATACAATCACGAAGCCGGATGAAAAGGGAAAACTCCTTGTCGAGTTTCGCTTTCAGATCCGGCTTCTTCTTAACTGTCACCCCTGCTTTATCAAACAGGGACAAAGGCTTATCTTTCTTTTTAGTCTTTCGTTTTATGTAATACATAATCAGTCATAATTATAATTATCAAAATCATCCGACTCATAATCCGGCATATCATTACCAAAATCCATTATCATCCCCCCTCTCTTTGTGATTTATCAAGCATAACCCAATCCACGTTAGATCCATAATACCCCAAATGGCAGCGACTATTATTAATAGTCGCTGACCAGTTATTCAAAGATTCTATATTCATGGTGATATAATTTAGTTTCAAAGAAAACCCCGAGGCGTATTCCCCGGGGTACATACAAAGTCAATCATGCAGTTAAAAGTGCTGCTCACTTCCATATCATACCTCCTGTACCAATTTCGCATTACCTTTCAGATAGAGTCAATGGCTAACCGATGCCGTGCGGAAAAACATCTGCGCTATCTTCACTCTACTTTCAATACTTTTATAGGAGGTTTCTCTCTAAAGGGTTTGTGGACGGTACCGGTATCGAACCGATCTCTTTACGTCATGCGCACTCCGTAATGTTTCATCCCAGACTACTGACCGCCCATGTGCCGGGGCTTTCACCCGGCTATTTGCGATTGCTACACAAACTTTCCGTCTCATGGCAGTAATTGTTTCCGGATAACCGATCAAGGCACATCAAGATAAACCTATTTACCAGAATAAGCCATTGAAAATTCACGAGGAATAAACCGTCCTACCGATATAGGCTTTGCAACCTCAATCATAGTATGAATCTCTTTCTTTTCAAACGGATTTCCCTTTTCTTTAGCTTCTTGCTCATGTTCATCCTGCTTCTTTTTGAGATAAGAAGTAATCAACATCATTGCCCGATCAACATTGTAAGTGTGGACAACAAATGTCGCTGAACGTTCATCCTCGTCAAATAGAATTTTTGTTTCTATCTGGTAAAACTTCCGATCACAATTCTTCGGTTCTTCCTCTTCATCAACGTCCGGCTTGTCATCAGGATCATTATCGGGAAAATCCAAAGGCAAAGTATCGATCTTCTTTTCTTTTAATGTGTCAGTAAGGATTACACAGGAATCAAACTCTTTAACCATGTTAATAATGAAGCCTGCCGTAAAGTTCAGTTCAATATAATCCTTTAAGAGAAGAAGTGCAGAATCTACACTGGTTGCATAAAACAGGAATTTACACTTTTTGCTATCAATAGTGGCCTGAGCGATATAAGGCTGTAAGTAGTCATTTACCAGCTCAACAGCCAAACGTTTTTGATTACTTACCTCAATATCCTTTGTTATATCACCAGACTCATAACAGAATCGGATTTGAGCAAGAACATCCTGATCTATCAATGTTCCTCTCTGAAACAGTAATTCATTACGCTCAATTGATACAACCTCGCTAGTATCTTCATCAATAAAGTCCTCTGTCCATGTTTTTAGGACTCGTTGAGCAAGGTATTTATTGAGCATCTTTTGGGGATCAGATGTAAAATACCTTATTTCGTTATTCTTTGTCTCTATCATGCTATACCGGTTTAATAGATTCCTCACTATGAATAATCATCCCCTTCTTAGAGACTTCTCCCTTAGCGGTTATAGGGAATGTTTTCAAACATCCCCAATCAGCAGACATTTCTACGCCTACACACTCTTTATCATTAAAATAAAAATGCTGGCCTTCTTTGAGATTATGTGTCTCGTAAAAATCAGCGATCATTTCTTCTCCTACCAGCTGTCGCAGATCCCGAATCTCCTGTTGTTTTTGGGAGATCAAAACTTTCATTTGTTCGATTTTCTCTTTTCGTATCATATAAATTCTTGATTGCGTTGAATTTCTTGTTGTGCATATATCAACATTTGATGTTCATTGGCGGCCGGCAAATAGATACCAGCTATTGATGCGCTCCAATTACGGAAACGGTCAATAGAAAGAGTCATTTCACCCGTTGTCAGTTCAGCAGAGCTACGCAAATAAGTTACTTCTTTACCTTTTTTGTTCACCGTCTTGCGTTCAAACAAATCACGGTTGCAAGTCCTCTTATAGAAGTCAATTTTTGCTTCATCGAGGCTGCAACCGTATTCACTGCCAAAGTACCCTAAAAGAAGATGTAAATAAGAGTTCTGAGCGAGCGTGCGATTAGGTAATTTCTTTTTTACTTCAACTACCGCACGCTCTTTGAACAATTTGTTTACATACTCTTTAAACTTGGGTATTTGGTATTCATTTTTGA